AAGTCGTCCAAAACGATTGGCACAACCACATTGTGTTGCTGGCATGCCTGGTGTGCAAGATACGCTAAATCTTCAATGCCGATACCGTTGCCCATATCGCTGGCTTTGCGTTTGTATTTTCTTTCCCACGCAACGATTGTGAAAAGGTTGGTAGTGACGTCTACAGGGCCTTCGCCCTGGTCGACTCTGATCGTTAGTTGCATGTCGGGCCTTTGCTGTTTGTTTGTTTAAATCAGGAAACAACGGTGGTCAGTACGCCACCCTTAAAAGTGATACTGATAGTGCTTAGTTCGCCCATGGTGGCGTTGATAACTGGCAAAGACTCAAGATACGCCCCTACCAATTCAAAGCGGGGTTCCGTGGCGCTAGCGGTGGTCAAGCCTGCAACGGTGTTGGAAACTTTTACGGTGGTGGTCGTGCCAACAAGAGCTGCAAGTGTTGCATAGGTTTCGGTGGCGGCGTAACTCATGTAAAGGTCCAAGGTAATTTCCTGATTGAACAGGCCCGAAACAAAAACACGGCTGGTGGAACCAAACGCCGTTGACTCAAGCGCTTCTGCCATGTTGGTAACAGTTGCGGCAGTGCATTGGTCGGTCAATGAAACGCTGTTGACCATTACGCCTGGGTTAGAAAGGTATGTCGAAGTAGCCATGGGTTAATCCTTCTTTGTGTGTGCTTTAGTTTTAGCAGATTTTGGGGCGTTGCTGTCGCTAGGTATTTCATCAGATTTGATAAACCCGTGCGCCAGTAATGCTTCAATGTTGGTACCCGCACCAGGCACAAACTCTGTGCCTACTATGCCGATTTTGTCGCTGATAATTGTGTAAGTCATGGTCATCCTGCTTGTGCTTGTAGGTCTATGGATAAATCATAGGCGGCAAACATTTGACCGCCTACAGGAAAAGAGCCAGGGCGCCCCGACTTCACGGCGACATTCTTCGCCAAAATGCCCGCAGACATGCTTAAAACATTGCGTAAGCCGTCAAGATTGGCTGGCCCTAATGTTATTACTTTTACCGAAAAATTCATGGTAACAATGTTGTAGTTGTAGCAATCAAAACTGGGTGCGTCAATAAACACGCACGGTGGGTTGATCTTCTCAGGGTCAAAGACAACACGCAAACCTGTGATGGTTGCCAGCGTCGTCGCCAGGTCGTCTATCGACTCGTTGAACAGGTCGGTGTAAACAGTCATTACGCAACCGCAGGCCTTGGGATACCGGCTAACTGTTTGATTAACGGCGACAGGCCCGATACTGCAGCTGTGCCCATATCGCTAAAACTTGCAAATTGGTCTATGGCGCCACGTTGTCTGTAAATCGAGCCACCCATCATGATCGTGGCTAGTTCTACATCTGCACTGGGGACAACGGTCAATTGGTCGGTGTAGCCAGACTCTTGACGTCTACGAAAAATCAAGTTGTTGGCGCTGTTAGCACACTGAGTTAAGAAAGCCGTTTCGTCAACACCAGCTAAAGCAATTCCTAGCCAGGTGCCAATCTGTGTGCCCGTAATCCACGTACAAGTTTCGGTGAAAGTCAGGGTGCCAGGTGGAATAGCGGCGCTACGCAATAAGTCATCGTCAGCGTCGTAAAACAACACCTGATTTTCAATCGGTATTGCATAGTCAAATGTGAGATCACCGCTACTGGTGACACCAGTAAACAAGTATGGGGGCAAGGCGTAAACCGTGTGTGTGCCGTTCAGGCCATGACCTACACCTGCAAGGGTGAACGATTGACCCAAACCCAGTTCGGGTTCCGTCAGCGTTTGAACAACTGCGTAATTGTCCAAACGCTGGTGGAAGATAACAGAATAAACAGCCATGGGCGGCTAACCGCCTTTCGACTAAGCCTGGGTGATTTTACGAATCATGCTTGAGTTAGCAGCAAAGGTTGCGGCGTAACCGAACATTGACATGGTGCGTGAAATGGTGCTGGGGTTTTCAACCGAAAGCAGACCACGGTCTTGGCGGTAAATTTCGTATGCGTTGCTGTTGAAAATCACCATGGTCTTTGCGGCGAAATTGTTGTCAACGACGATTTGCAATCCAAGTGGGTTGGCGTTTTGGAAAGCGTTAATGCCACCGTTACCGATTGCGTTAAACGCATTGAGGCCACCGCCCGTGTAACCAAAAATCGGTCGTTTCTGGTCGTCCGTGAGCTGCATCATCAAGCCCCAGGTCGTTGGGTCGACAGCGATATGGGTTGGCAAGAAGTTGGTGGCGGCAACTGTGGTGACTGCGCAATCGTAGATTGACTTAAGCAAGTCGGCCACGGTCAAGTCCCAAACACCATCAGCTGAAGCGGCGGCCACAAGGTTGTCGCAAGCAAAGTTGTCAATTGCACGCAAGTACTGACCGGCAAGGTCTTGCATGATGACTGCCATAGCGGCTGGGTCAGTGAAGTCCACCGTTTGGTATGACAAGGTGGTCGCACCGGCAAAACTCTTTTTGGTGACGGTATTGGCGGCAATCACGCTGGTGGTTGCTGACACTGCGTCAAACTGTGCGGCCTGCTCGGCAACAGTTGGGTGGGTTGTCCATGTTGGGCGAATGAACGTGGCACCAGTTCCGCCACCAGGCATTGCCCTTGTCCCGACGGCTGTCAACAGCGGCGAGATGTAGTTAATATCCGCAAAAACTGGGCCGAGCAACGGAAGGGGCACAATACCGCCCACATTGGTGCTTGTTACATCGCCAGCGGCCGCTTCAATCGGTGACTTGTGGTAGGCGCGGTAATCTTCCCAAACCTTGTTGGCGTTAGCGGCTTCAACACCGCCCTTGTGAATTGCGGCCATAAATTCAAAAGCGCTGGGCAGGCGTGGTTCACGCTTTGCCTGGGCAAAAATTGGTGCCGTGGGGATTACGGTTTCTTCAACAACTGCGGGGCTGGTTTCCATTTTGGGTTCTTCCTTTGGTGTTTCGACTTGTGGCGCTTCCGCCGCTACTTGACTGATCGTAGCACCAGCAAAAGCAGGCGTGGGGACAAGGGAAAGTTCTACCCAGTCAGCCGCCAAAATTGTCATGTTGCCTGCGTCGTCGTACTTAAATTCTGTGGGGTTGACACCAACTGAAACGCTGTCAATGACACCGTCAGCTGCGAGCACTAACGCTTCGTCGCCGGCACGTGTGTTTGACACTTTGGCTGTGAAGTACATGGCTTCGGGGCTGTCGACTCGTTCTGCAACCAAACCAACGGGCTGGGTGCTGTCGTGGTACATGTAAAGACGTGGTGCTTTGCCTTCAACGGGCAAACTGCCTGGTGCGAATTGCACGGTGGTGCCATCGCTGACAGTTGCGAAAGTGTTGTACGGCACTGCAATGCCAGTGATTGTTCGGCGTTCTTCACCGTCTGGGCCTGCAGCTTCTAAAGCAAATGTGTTTGAAGTAAATCGAATCATGCCAATTCTTCCTGTGTGTTTTCTTGTGGTTGTGTTTCTTCAGTCATTGGTTCCATGACTGCGTACTCTTCTTTTTCTGTTTCTAAAAAGTCGTCGGTATCCCAACAAACATAGGTGCCACGGGGCAACTGTTGTGACAAGGCGGCCACGATTGCTTCGGCATACATTGACAGGCCAAAAGTCCACAAGTCCGATTTAGCGCCAGCGCTGTTTGTGTAGGCGTAAGAACCTGTTGAAATACCCAACAAATACGGGGGCACATTGCACAAGTTAGCGATTTCACGACTCTGGTAATTAGCGGCGTCAATCAACAACATTTTGTCGGGTGTTGCGTTGGTTTCTGTGTATGTCAAAAATTCGTTTAGTGCAGCTGTCTGATTGGTTGCACGTGCCTGGTTGAACGCTTCGGCCAGTGCGGCAAGTTCAGTTGCTGACAAAGGCTCGCCGCCAGTTTGTTTAAGCACACCGGCCGGAATCGCACTTGAGCTATTCCTGTACCTGGCTTCTTCTAGTTTTAGTGACGTGGCAATGGTTTGTTCTGACATGTAAATCATGCCTTGTGTTGGGCTGAAGATTTGAACAACATCTTTGGGGTCGATGGCGCCACCGTTAAAATAGATTTCTTTGCTTTTACCAAACCACACTGGGGGATTTGCGTCGGGCGTCGTAATTGAACCTTGCGGCAAACGGGTGGCGCTGGCCATGTAGCCATCTTTTGTGCGACTGGTGATGTAGAGATAGCAACGACCAAAGAAGAAAAGATCGTCAAAAATCCAAGGAAACAGGAAGTTGTTTGGCATTTCGGGGTCAAGTTGTCGAAGCCAGGAACGGGGCGCCAACGGCACTTCTTCCATTTCGCCTTCGGTTTCGTTCCACCGTTCGGTGTACATCTTTAATTTCATGCTTGCCAGGACTGAGGCCATAAGGTCACGGCTTCGACTAATGGCGGCCACAGACATTGCACGGTTGCGCATGACGCCAGCCTGGTATGACCACCAGTCACCAATAAGGTTTGGGCCTGCGACTTGCGACGAATAGTAAGCACCACCAACTGCAGCTGCTTGCACGGTTGGTTCGGACTGGGGCGAAATCTGCGCCTTGTTTACTTTGTTACTTGTAAATAATCCCATGGTGTTTTCCTATCGGGGGGTGTCCCTGCCCTGCCCGACGCAGAGCAGGGACTAGACAAACATTAGCGTGACGCAGGTTCACGGTGTCCTAGACACAGCAAACATGGGTTTGCCAACAACCTTTGGCCGTGAACTTTCGGCAATCGCCCACGCCATGCACCGGCACAGCTCTATGGGGCCTGGGGACTTTTGCGAGCTGAGAACAACCCCACCGCCCGTTTTGGTTAGCACTGCACGGTTGACATGTTCAGCCAAAGCGAGTTCGCCACGGTGCCGTACTTTGCCTTCCACAATCATTTTTTGAATCAGGCCCGAATACTTCAACAGTTCGCCGTAACCAATGACGCTACTTCGACGTTCCAAATGTTTTGGCAAATGCAAATGCAAGGCTGGCGTAATGACCAGACTGGTGGCCGTGTCTGCCATGACCCGTTCTACTTCTTCCCACATGGCGTCCTCGGTGTCCACCATAAATTCGACACACACATGGGCTTTGGATTCAAGCACTGATGACCTGACACCCACATAACGCCCATCTGTCAGGTCGGTGTCAACAGCCAACACGCCACTAGGCGGCATAGGTTGGTCAGTTTTTTGTTTGTCCCAAACGCCAGGTTGAAGCCAGGCACCACGGGCCGAAACCCACATGTTCAAGTGGGCACGCAAGAAACTGTCCTTTTTGCTGACAGCCCTAAGCGCTTCAATGGTTACGGTTTGCCCCATTGCTGGGTTTGCCATTTCCCAATTGCTTTCCAATCGGGGATCACTGCCTGGCTTCATGCTGTATTCAGCAAAATACAAACTGCCAGTTGTGCCGGTATCTATCTCACTGATCGCCTGTTCTCTAAACGCAATCATGGCGGCGCTTGACTCATCGCCAGCGGTAGACCACATTGACAACAACGGTGACTGCCTAGCAATCTGACTAGGCCGTAACGCTTCATCGACTACAGCTGCTGAAATGTTCCAAAGTTCGTCAATCACAATTAGGTCATAACTACCGCCGTGCAGGTTTGGTGTAGCAGCTCTAACTTCCCACGTGGAACCATCAGGCATTTTTACGGACTTACGGCCCATAGCGTTGGCGGCCTTACCGCCAAATTTGTCAACAAGTATTGGGGCAATGAAACCAAATATGGCTTCGGCACGGTCAAGTTTGTTAGCCACCGAAAGCACCGCCTGGGGCTTCCCACGCATAGACGCCAGTTCAGTAATCCACCAACCAATCATGGCTTGAAGCGCAACAGACTTGCCCTGCTGTCTAGCCGTAGATACCAGAGCTTCACGAAACTGCAGATTGCCTAAACCGTCATGAGACAACTGGCCAGCAATCACATGCTTTTGCCAAGCCATCAGTTCAATGCCCATGTGCAAAGTAGCCCACTGGGAAATCCCCTCCCCAAAACTGTGCTGATTCAAGCCAACCGTTTCGAGTCGTGGTAAATGCTTTTCAACCACGGCCAGTTCGGGCTGGTTACCGCCAGTTTCGCCCAAAATGTTTTCTAAGCA